GCCAGGTCAGCGTCGGGAACGTAACGTTCGACAGCGCGAACTATTGCGCGAGCTACGTCACCAAGAAGCTCGCGCAGAAAAGGAAGTACGTCAGAATCGACCAGGACACCGGCGAGCTGATAGCACTACAACAACCGCGAGCGTTCATGAGCAAGAACCTCGCAAAAGAATGGTGGAAACAATGGGGCGCCTACGCCGCCGCGCATGACTTCATCGTCATAGACGGAAAGAAGATGAAACCGCCAAAGGCGTATGACAAATGGCTCGGCGCCCAAGATCCAGAGAAACTGTCTCAAATCAAAGCAAAACGCATAAACGCAGCCAAATATCTATCACCAGAAGAAGCACGCGCACGCGCGCGAAACGCGCACGCGCGCGCGAAGAGTAAGAAGAAGAAGCTCTAGCCGCCAACGCCCCAGGGGGCGCGGCTAGAGCAAAGAGGAGTTACCCACAGGATTACCACACAAAGACGTGTGGAAATCCTGATGGATAACTGAGAGAGAGAGAGAGAGAAGAGAAATCGGCTCAGGACCGCCAAGGGCCAAAACAAGGAGACACTACCGTGTACAGAAACAAAACAGCTCGCCAACACAACTTCGCAACCGTTCCGCGGGCAGACATACCGCGCAGCAAATTCCGATTCCGTCAAACGCGCAAACAAGCGTTCGACGCAAGCGAACTCATACCAATCATGGTGGAGGAAATCCTTCCAGGAGACGTCTGGAGCCACGAAGAAAACATCCTAGCGCGCTTCGCGACGCCAATCGCCCCGGCGCTGGACGACATCGACCTTGAAACATTCTATTTCTTCGTGCCGAACCGCCTCACGGCGGAAGACTGGGAGCCGTTCATCACCGGCACCAACACAGGCGCAAGCCTACCAATCAGCTACCCCAGCGCAGACGAAGCAACCTTCCCGGTACCGGTGGGAAGCGTCTTCGACCACATGGGCATCCCGCCAGGGGTGTACACCACCCAGCTCGAAGTCACAGGGATGCCCATCAACGCGTACCTGCTCATCTGGAACGAATGGTTCCGAGACCAAAACCTCCAACCGGCCTGGATACTCGACGGCGCAATCAGCTCCGTCAACACCGCCTGGGATGAAATCACCAACGAAGACGCGGGCACCTGGAACGGAATGCCCTTACGCATCAACAAACGTCACGACTACTTCACAAGCAGCCTGCCATGGCCGCAAAAGGGCGATCCCGTGCAACTTCCCCTGGGAAGCACAGCCCCAATCATCGGAGACATCACAACACCAGGCACCACCAACGTGCCGTTCTTCACCGGCACCGGCACAACCTGGCCGGGCCCGGCCACACAAAGCGCCATGCAAATCACCAACACGGTTGACGAACCCCAATGGGACCTCGGCACACCCGGCAACGCCGGAGCCGCAACCATGCAATGGGGCACACAAACCGGCCTGGTCGCCGACCTCAGCGCAGCAACCGCAGCAACCATCAACGCCATCCGACTGGCATTCCAAACACAAAAACTGCTCGAGCGAGACGCACGCGGAGGATCCCGCTATGTCGAACAGCTGCTGGCGCACTTCGGCGTGCGCAGCCCTGACTACAGACTCCAAAGGCCGGAATACCTGGGCGGTTCTAAAATCCCGGTCGCCGTCAATCCAGTTGCACAAACAGCTGCTTACGACGCAGAACCCTCTGACTCGGCTTCTGCAGTGGGCAACCTTGGCGCGGAAATGCACGCCAACGGAAGCAAACGAACCTTCCAATACGCCGCTACCGAACACGGCTACATCATCGGACTGGCGGCCGTCAGGGCAACACCAACCTACCAGCAAGGCGTAAGGCGCCATTGGCTCGCCAGGCGAACGCGCCTGGACTACTACTTCCCGGCATTCGCCATGCTGGGCGAACAAGCCGTGGAAACGCGGGAAATCTACAACCCACTCGACAACAGCGCAGCGGTAGCCACCTGGGGATATCAAGAGCGCTGGGCGGAGCTCCGCTACACGCCAAACGAAATCACAGGAGTACTGCGCTCAACAGCCGCACAACCCATGGACTGGTGGCACTACGCGGAAGAATTCGCGGACGAACCCGCACTCAACGCGGACTTCATCACCGACAAAACACAAGAAACGCTCGCGCGATCGCTCGCGACCGCACCAACCGCACAATGGTCGGCACAAATCATCATGGACGTACTACACGACAGCACCGTCGCCAGGATGATGCCGACCTACAGCGTGCCAGGCCTCATCGACCACTTCTAAGGGGAACGCCATGGGATGGTTAGGAAGAGCGTTCAAAGGCATCGTCAAAGCCGCACCCGTAATCGGGATGGCGGCCGACGCCTGGTCTACTCACAGCGCCAACAAACAAAACAAGAAGATGGCGCGGGAACAAATGGCGTTCCAAGAACGCATGTCATCAACGGAGGTACAACGACGTGTCCAAGATATGCTCAACGCGGGAATTAACCCAATGCTGGCTGCAGGCACAAGCGGAAGCAGCCCAGCGGGCGCGTCAGCGCAAGTGGATCCGATCACGAGAAACACGGCGAGCAGCGCGCTCGCCATCCAGCAACAGCGTGCCGCACTCGACAACATGCACGCACAAACCCGACTCCTAAGGGAACAGGAACTTTCCACCAGGGCGACCAGGACGGAAATCACACCCGCTACCGCGGGTAACCTGGCCATGCAAACACAACGCGTAGAGGCGGAAATACAAGAAAGCGCCCAACGCTTCAAAAACCTGCAGGCCGACTTAGACATCAAAACCGAGGACATCCGGAACCGCCAACTGACCAACAAGCAGCTCGAAGCCATACAGCCGTACATGCTCGAATACCAACGCCTCATCAACGAGGCGGAACGCCTGGGCATGACCCAGAAACAGGTGGACGAGAAGTTCGCAGGCCAAATGGGAGAGAGCAGCAAGTTCCTCCAGTTCCTTCACCAAATCTTCAGGATGGGCAAATGAACTACCAACTCAACAAAGCACGCGCCAAGACTCGCAACAACGGCAAACCGTCACTGACGGACCAGAGCCAAGCCAGGGATACCGACATCAATGTGATCGTCGGCCGATTCCTCAAAACCGGCACCGCACCCGGTGCAAACCAGGCACCACTATCCGGAGACTTCAGCAAACTGCCAACAGATCTCCGGGGGATGATCGAAACCTCGCGAGATCTCAAAAAACTGCGCCACAAACTACCGCCGGAGCTGAAAGACAAGCCGATCGAGGAAATACTGGCATTGCAACCCCACGAAATCACACGCATACTCACGCCGCCGGCACCACCGCCGGCGCCGAAAGAGGACCCTAAGACGTGAAGCTCTACGCCATCCGCGACCGCCTGGTGGATTACTACATGCAACCATTCGTTGCGCCGAGTGATCCCCAGGTCGTCGCCAGCATCAGCAACATCATCAACAACGAGGAATCAAGCAATGTCGTCGCCAAAGCGCCGCAACACTTCGAAATCTGGAGGCTCGCGGAAATCGACGAGAGAACCGGCCAAGTCCAGGGGGACAGAGAATTCCTCGCGGACTGCGGAAGCCTCCTCCGACCAGCCGGCGACCTTCGAGGCGACCTTCGGCCGCGGGGAATCGCCGGAGCAGGGCCGCTACAGGGCCCTCCTGGCGGCGAGCGAGGGAAGACTCCAGCAGCTCCAGCTGGAGAAGATGCCGGCCAACGCGCTCCTCAGGGCGCGCCACAAGCAGAAGATCGCCCGGGAGCGGAAACTCATCCGCGACCTGGCGGAACTGCTTGACTAGACACCAACTGCCGTAGGCAGCCGGTGTCAACAGGACCCTCTTAACCAAGACGGAGAGGGTCCACGCTGGTATATAGGGGGGGCAGCAATTGCCCCCCTTTTTTATTGACACCGGAGGTGACTGACATGACACGAAGAACACGCATGAGCGGACGCAAACACGGAAAGAAGTTCAATAAGGCCCGGCGCAAAAGCCGAGCCATCAATTCCGGCAGCCAGGTGATGCGAGGCGGAATCCGCCTCTAACCATGCCAGGCTACCGCTACTGGCGAAAAGTCGCACGCGCCAGAAGAAAGCGAGGCGACAAACGCGGAGCACGCGAAGCGGCACTAATCGCCTGGCGTGCCCGAAAATGGAAACAATACTAAATGGCTTGTGAAAAGCCCCTGAGAGCGTATGCGCCCGCCAATGGCGGGCGTATTCGTTTTTTCAAACGAACAGACAAGGAATACTGGCAAGAGCCATACATGGGACTCACGATCCCATGTGGGTACTGCATCCTCTGCAGACAAGAACAAGCGCGACAACAAGCAGTCCGAATCGCGCACGAAGCACAGCTTCACGATGAAAATGCATTCATCACGCTGACGTACCGCGACGAACACGAACCACCTTACGGCGGTCTCAACTATGCGGACCTGCAGAAATTCTGGAAAAGGCTACGCAAGCATCTTTCCAAGACGGATAGGAATATCCGTTATTACGCTGTCGGAGAATACGGCGACCTCAACAACCGTCCGCATTATCATGCCGTGGTCTTCGGCCATAGCTTTACGCAAGACGCCATCACGATCAGGGATACACCGACGCGCCTATGGACCTCGCCACTGCTCGAACACATATGGGGACTCGGCCAGGTCAGCGTCGGGAACGTAACGTTCGACAGCGCGAACTATTGCGCGAGCTACGTCACCAAGAAGCTCGCGCAGAAAAGGAAGTACGTCAGAATCGACCAGGACACCGGCGAGCTGAT